TGTTTGCGGCACTGACATAGCCAGTAACTGTCAAACCAACCAAATCTACACCCAAAGATGCACCAATAACCATGTCACCCAAGGCGACACCAGCCACTGTTACATCATCTGTTTCACCAGCACCATCGACTAATGAACCAGCATTTAAGGTACAAGTAACTGCCCAAGTATCAGAGAACAAACCCCGAAACTGGTCATTACCTCTGCGTGAAACTACTGCTGAAGCGGTTGCCATTTTGATTTCTCCTAATTAGGTTAAAAAAGTCCCCCTACCCCTATTGCTAGAAGTAGGAGGGACAACTGCAATTAGCTAGGAACAACCAAAGCGAACATGGATGAGGACTTAGCCGCACCCACTGAAGCGGCATTACGCAAAGCGGCAACGCCATACAGAGTGTCAGATGTGAACAGAGTAGCCAAATACTCTTGTTTGTACTGAACTTGTGAACGCACACCAACTTGCTCAACCAAGACCATAGAGTCTTTGTGACCCATCAAGCAGACACGAGCAATAGCAGAACCGCTAGTTGGATAGGCGGCTGTTGCAGATGCAGAGTCAGCATTGCTAGAGGTGAACACAGGGATACCATACAGGTTACCGATTTCACCATTGCGGATAGCATCGCCATTACCGACAAATGCTTGTTCGGTGTAACGAGCCAAACCCATCAGGGTGTTGCGGCTTGATGGAGGAATCAGGAAGAAACGATTGTCCATAGGAGTATCGTTGTCATCCAAACGCTGAATGGTGCGACGAATAGCGGCATCAGTCAGAGCAGACGCATTACCAGTGTTGGTGTTTGCGGTGTAGTCAAACGCTGTAGTGCCATCACCACCAATGTAGGCAGAGCCGTACTGAGCACCAGTAGAACCACCATTAGCGGTACGACCCAACTGCACCAAGTCGGTATCAACTTGACGAGCCAAGGCGTAACCAGCATCAGAGGTGTAGAACTGACGCATTGAGTTCAAAGCCTGAGCTTCCACGATGTCTTCAATCAAACGGCTATATTCATAGTGCTTGTTGATAGACACTTGGACTTCAGACTCAGTAGCAGCAATCAAAGTGACTGCTGTCTCAGCGGCTTTAGCAGAAGCAGAACCACGAGTAGGTGCAGGAATGTGAACAGTGTCACCTTTCTTGCCCTTGAAGTTCATCTTCATAACCAAGTTCGCAAGAACCAAGTTTTTCTTGTAGGAAGCTACGATTTCATCTGACCAAATTTCTGGGATGAAATTGGCTGCGGTGGTGGTAGTAACTGAGTTACTAGGGGAAAATGATGTTGCCATTTGTGTACTCCAATAAAATCAAAAGTTAGGGTTACTTAACTCTGCCCTCGGCATACGCTGACATGATTTCATCACTTAAAGCGTCATACCTAGCAGGGTCTTGCATCTTCAGCCGAATAAGGTCTGCCCTGCGATAGACTCTTTTTCCAGACTCACCAGTACCACCAACATCAACAGTCGCTGCTTTAAGGTTTGACTTGCGCTGGGTTTCCCCTGCATCGCTAGTCTGTTTTGCCTTAACGCCTTTCAACTGCTTATAGGTAGTCAGCAACTCGTTAGCACTGTCGTAGTCATACTCACCATCTGCTTTTGCATACAAGCCAATGCGAACAGGTGAAGATTTCACCCAATTTGCAAAGTCTTGGTCTTGAACAATCTGAGTGAAATCAGGGTGTTCTTGCGCCAGCTTTTGCTGAATCTGCATCTTTTTGAACTCTTGACCCGCTTGTCGAGCCGCAAGTACATCAGGATGATTGTCAACAGTCTTACGAACCGCTGCCTGTGGATTCTCGAAAAAATCTACTTCAGGTTCTTCCTCTTTAATAGGTTGAGCTTTGCCAGCAAGGTTTTGCTTAATGAGTTCATCTGCGAGTTTTCTAACCTCACCAACCTCTTGAGCTTGCTTACCAATCAGTTTTTCAGCCTCTTGGTGCATCTTGATAATGTCAGATAACTGTTTTCCCTTGTATTTTTCAGGGACATCATCTGACGCTTGCTCAATGATTGAGTCAAGTTTCTGACTCTCAACAATGTCTAACTCACTCTGCGACTCGTCTGGGTTATCAATCAACATATTTTTCCTTTTTCCTGCCACTTTTGGGTTCTAGGATACACAACGGCATAAATGCTTATGTTGTGGCTTTGCGCTCTTGCACCAACTTATCTCTGTGTTTCTTTTCAAATTTCATCCATGAAGATGGAAAATGACCCGACCAACCTTCCAAGTTGACGCTTGGTGCGCTGATTGTGCGATTGGCTGAACCACCGCACTCACATTGAGTTTCCTGTGTCTCATAATCACAGTACCTCTCAATTCTGTGTCCACTCTCGCAGACAAATTCATACATTCTTTTCATTCAATTCCTCGTAGGCTCGTTCGCTGACCTCTTTCAAGGTTTTCAGCCAAGTCAAGATGGAAAGTTCACCTCTGCGGAACTGCAAAGTCTTTTCATCAGGAATTACGCTTATATTATTGAGTGACTCTATCATATTGTCAATATCTATAATTAAATCCTTCCAACCCTCCATCCCCATCATCTCAAATCTACTTTCGTAGTACTTTTGTAGTTCTGGGGTCATGGCATAGCCGCTTTGATTGCGTCAACAGTTGTTGCCGCATCAATGGCAGTCTGCATGGTGGCGTACTTGTCACGAACAGCTTGCCTTGCCGCTTCTGCCGCTGTTGCTTCAGATGGAATGGTTGCCTTAATGTCTAAAGGTGCAAACTCAGCAGATCGAGCCTCACGGCGCTTGTCGTGGGCAATGGTCTTGGCTTTGTCGATGTTGATGGTAATCACGCTGTGTACTCCCATGCGTTGCGAAATGTGCGGTCTGATGGAATGTCAGCCACATCCACAATCTTGTAGGGTCGTGGCTCTTTAATTTCTTGTTGTGTTTCATGCATTTCGCCAGTGTCTTCGTCTTTTTCAAAGACTCCAGTGCCTTCATAGCGCACAACAGGAGGAACAGACCTTGCGGCAATTTCCTCAATGGTTAAACCGCACTCAGGTGCTGGAATAACGATAGATACACCGCCATCATCGTTTGGGTAAATAATTCTTTGATTCATGGTTTTTTTCCTTATCTGAATATGGATACATATGCGTGTTGAACATCATATGAACTTGAATCTATCATTCCAAGCCTGACGGCAGAAGTAGTTGGCGCTACATATGCATTAGAAACAGGCGAAAAATTTGGTTTGAAATAACCAAGTTGAACAGGTGTTGTAAGCGTGTTTGTTCCAGCAGAAGCATTAACTGCATAATTTACATCAGGCATTGCAGTTGTGAAGTTAACTGTATAGTCACCTGTGCCATTATCGGTAATATTCGTCACATTACCACTTGCCCGAATAGCCACAGTGCCTGTGCCATTGAAGTTCACCCAAGCACGACATGAGTAGTTGATGCCCTCTACATTAGTAGATGGGTTTACAGACCCACCAGCGTTTGTTGTGATACCCGCTGAACCATCTATTAGTACACTCATGCCCATGCCCCTACTGAAGTGTTAGAACCAGATGCGCCAACTGGTGCAATGCGGATGTAGCTACCAGCAACTGTTGAGTAAGCCCCACCTGGTGCGGCTGATAGCGTGTACTGCGGAATGAATGTGCCGCCAGCGTTGATTGATACTGTGCCTTTGATTAAAACAGCCCAACTTACAGCCGCATTTACAGTTTGCATATTTGTATTTGTATTTGAAGCTGTTATTGCGTACGACCCATAAGAAACAGTTCCGATATGTGCCCCAGATGTGCTTGAAGTAATAGCAAGCCCAAAACAAGAATATAGAATATTGTTTAGTGATGCTGTTCCAGCAAATCCAAACCCTATGGTGTTAGATGTAGTTCCAGCAGATTTACTGAACGCAAAACTAAGCTCAAACTCATACACAGTGCTTGCTGACAGCGTTACACCAACACCAAATATGCTTTGTGCTGTGCTGACATTCGACCCAACAAGATTGGAATTCAGTCTGTAATACTGTTGAGTCGGCACAATGCCTCGTTGTGTGCCAACAGGTGTGCCTGTAAAAATCGGACTGGAATACTCAATGTTGCCAGCGGCTGGTGTACCAATCAGCGT